GAGTATGTTCCTAACATTAGATTGATACATCAGTTGAGCTTCCGACTGTTCCGAATGGGTTTGCCTCGGAGAAGTCTATAATATCGTTATCAGCAGTCTCAAATTCATTGTTTTGATCGTACTCGATATTTTTATTATCTATTGTATTATATGTAGCAGTTGTCCAAGATGCACTAGAAGTGCCACCAGTGACCGTCTCAGGGACCTGGAAGGTGCCTGATCTGTTGATTACGATCAATGTCCTAGTACCAGAGTCAAAGGACTTAACCTCTGCAGTTACATTTGATGTTCCACCAGTGATAGTCTCACCTGCTGTAAATGTACCAGAACCTCCTGCTACAAGACCAACTGTAATCGCATTTGCGAATGCAGTTTCTACAGCATCGAGATCTGCAATACCAGTATTGATTTCCTCGTCGCTGTACTCGAATAGTTCACATTGACATTCCCAAACATATCCTTTTCCTAATTGATAGAAAGGTTTCTCTGCTTCTACAAACTGGATTGAGAATAAGTGTTTAGTTACTGGAAACCAGATTAAGTCCCCTTCGTTCGGTCGTCCTTCGACGTTAAGGACCGTACTGTCGTCAACAGCAGTTTTAAATTTCTCACGGGAGAATATAAAAGTTGTCTTGTCTTCGATACGGATTCCAAATTTGCTAAGTAACTCACCTTGTCCTTCCCATCCTTCAACATTATTGACGTATGCTCTAATAGGTTTCGCGCTTTCAAATTTTGAATCCGAGTCTTCTCCAAAGACCGAATCACGGTTGACAAGCGTTCTCGGAACATAGTAAATGTCTTGCCCATAAATCTCAATAGTTTCTACAATAAGGTTTTCGATGAACTTTTGCTCTTGAGCAGAACCGTTAATATTCAGTCTTGCACTGTTGCTATAGTCCGATTGTACATAATCCTGTGCGGGAGTGTTGGAAATTGCCATTACGGTTTACCCTACCAAGTCTAAAGGTGGAAGTTCATAAGTTGAGCGAAGTGTTTCTTCAAGATCTGTCTTGAACTTACTAGCATCATCTAAGATTTGTCTACCATTTAAGGTGACACCACCTAGCATTTGAATACCATCATACTTACTTAGGTTTCTTCCCCACTGCTGTTGGAATAATGCTTCAACATAATCCTTCAACCAGTTGTCATTAAACATGCTTGTGAATGTAACTGGATCTTGTCTAAGAGTGCATTCAACTAATAAGAAGTCACCTGCTGTCATGTCTCCCCAATCCATATCAAGATATAATCTACCTTGATGTTCATTAAATCTTACTCTACGATCTCTTTGTGAGTTAGTTACCCAGTCAAGAGTTTCAAGATACTGTGAAGTTAAGAAGTAATGTAGAATGTGACCATGCGTCATAGCATAGATGTCATTCAAAAAGATTTGATACTTAATGTTAAAGATATTTCCAGGAACGATACTTGATGCACCGATCTGAGAATATACATGGTTTACACCTAAAGTTCCAGGTGGTAGATCAACATAATTATCTTGCTCATACCATGCCGAAGAACCTGCTTGTGTATTTCCTTGTGCTGCAGTCTTGATAGCATCAGTAACCTCAATTTTCATGAAGGTTTTATAACTACCATTGTAGTGATACTCTTGGTAATAATCAATTGCTTCTTCGATTAGATCATCAAGTTGTTCAGTCGCAACGTTGATGTCTATCGTAGGATATCCTAATCTACGAAGAGCATAGTTCTTTAATTCGGTTTTACTTGCGGGTCTAGTAGCAGACATTTTTTATTAACTGAATGAGGATATTGTCAAAGTAGTAACATCATTAGCACTGACGACTTCTCCTTTTTTGTAGAATCCGTCAACATTATCAAGTGTTACTGAGTTAGTACCGATAGCGGTTATAACTCCAGTAGTACCAGAAGTAGCACCAGTAACTGTTGCTCCAACTTCCATCGTTGTGATATCAGTAAGAGTTAGAGTTGCATTGGTTGCAACGGTAGCAGTATTCACTGTACCACCTGATCCTGGGTTTGATCCATCAAGACCAGTTGGTTGAACAATAGTGATTGTCTCACCAACAGCATAACCAGTTCCACCGTCATTGATAGTAACGTTGGTAATCGCACCTGCAGATGCAGTAATATTTACCACCAAACTTGCAGATCCAGAACCTCCAGTCGTTGCTAGAGCAGTTCCTGTAACATAATTTGATCCACCTGCCAAGGATGCCAAGTTAAGTGATAACACTTTACCTGCATTGGCATTGGTGATTGTAACGGTGTCTGTGATTAGATATCCAGAACCGCCTGCGTTTACTGCAGCAGCAGTGATGTTTCCATCAGCATCAACTGTAGTATCAACAGTCAAACTAGATCCAGTTCCACCAGAAGTTGCGACTCCTGTTGCTCCTGTGAATCCCCCGCCACCACCAACACTGACTCCTGTTGTAACAACTGCACCAGGTGTTGGATCTCCACTAAGTGCTAGTGTGAGTGTAGTTGTTGTAGCAAGGTTGTTTAACATTGCACTTAACTGTTCAAATGCATTGTCAAGTTTTGCTTGAACTCTTGCTTCTGTATAATATTGATTAGTTCCTTCAGCAAGGTTAGTTGTACTCTTGCTAGAAAGATCAAGGTTTGCACCAGTAGCAGCAGCAACCCTTGCATCAGCACGAGCATTTGTGTAGTAAAGGTTTGTACCCTCACTAAGATCACTAGTAGATGCAGCAGCAATTCTTGCATCTGCTCTTGCATTTGTATAGTATAAGTTAGTTCCTTCTGATAGGTCACTTGTAGATGCAGCAGCGATTCTAGCGTCTGCCCTAGCATTAGTGAAGTATAGGTTGGAAGAACCTTCTGATAAATTATCTGTATCAGCAGCAGCAATTCTTAAATCTGCCCTAGCATCAGCACGAGCGTTAGTGAAGTAGAGGTTAGTACCCTCTGCAAGATCAGCAGTGTCCTTAGTTGCTAACTGGGTATCAAACCTAGCATTAGTATAGAAGAGATTAGATCCTTCAGTGATATTGCCAGTGTTGATATCTGCTTGAGTAACAGAAAGTTCACCACTACCAGACAATTCGATACCTGTTCCGTAGGTAAAGTGTGTCCTTGATCGAGCAGCAGTGGTGAACAGGTTGGTCGATCCTTCAGTTACATTGTCTGTATTAATATCTGCTTGAGTTACTGATAAAGTTCCAGAACTATGAGTAATACCAGTTCCATAGGTAAAGTGAGTTCTAGTTCTTGCAGCAGTAGTAAAGAGATTAGATGATCCTTCAGTTACATTATCAGTATCAATGTCTGCTTGAGTTACGGTCAGTGTATATGTGTTTGCAGCGTCATTATATGCCTTAGTGATACCAGTTCCTGCAATGATAAGAGCATTGACTCTATCGTCAACTCTTTCGTCGGTGTAGTATAGGTTAGATCCTTCAGTAAGATCACCAGTGTTATGGTTGCTGATATCAGATACTTGACCAGTAAGGTTTGCAGTGATAGTTCCTGCAGCAAAGTTACCAGATGCGTCTCTGATTACAAGGTTATTAGAAGAGTTAGATGCTGATGAAGCAACGTTGATCGTAGTGTTACCTGCAACACCATCGGCATTAGTAAGTGTAATACCTGACGACGCTGTAACAGCAAATGTTCTCTGTGCATAGGTTCCAGTTCCTGTCCTTACGACATAACCAGTTCCAGACATAGCAGCAAGACCAGTGCTATCAGCATCAACGAATGTTGTTGTGATTGTTGGGGCAGAACTACCATCTACAGATACAGAACCTTGAACAACACCGTTGAGGGTAAATGTTCTAGCAGTCTTCCATGCATCAGCAGTAGAAGCGTTACCTAAGAAACCTGCACCAGATCCTGTAGCACTAGCAGCAGTGATTTGATTAGCAGCAAAGTCACCAGATGAGTCACGATTTACAACTGTAGAGACTGTTGCAGCAGTCGCAGTTGTCATACCATCTAGTAAGTCTGCGTTAAGATTATTGATTTTATCAGTTGTAGGAATAACAAGAGCAGGACCAGATGATACCTGAGAGATAATCTGACCATCTACTGTTGCTGTACCATCAACATTTAAGTTATTGTCAATGTCAACAGATGTACCTGCACCTGTAACATGAATAGAACCGATTCTTAATGCACCGTCAGTACCACTGAATACTTCAGAAGAGTTACTTGCACTAGTTAAGAGTGCGAATTCTGAGGTGGATCTGTCAAAACCGAAGAAACCGAGTTTAGCAGAACCATCATAATAACGAAATTCAACACCTCGATCCTTACCATCGTTAGACGCGGGTGCTGTGTCACCACCAACAGTGATGATAGGATCATCGATTGTAGTGACAGTGCTGTTAATAGTAGAAGTTGTTCCATTTACAGTTAAGTTTCCAGTAACTACAAGATCAGATTGTAATGCGGTATCACCTGCAACAGTTAGTTGACCTTGAGAAACTACATCACCATTATCTGTATCAACAGTAAACTTGTCTACACCAGAACCATTCTGAACTTTAAAGAACTTATTATCTGCTGTAACCGTTACGTTATCATGAGTTACTAATCCTCCAGAGATATCAGCACTACTATTAAGGTCAAGTGCACCTGTTAATTCTGTGCCACCATAAACTCTTAATCCTTCACCGATAGCAAGGTTCTTACCGATACCTGCACCACCAGTTAAACGGAATGCACCATCAGCAGCATAACTTCCAGTCAGAGTTTGCTGAGTGTTTCTAGTAATTGAAGTGACATTAGTAATACCAACAGTATTATTAATTTGAGTTGCACCACCAATCGTTGTTTGACCTGCAATAATAGTGTTACCATTATCAGTATCAACTGTGAACTTATCTACTCCAGAACCATTCTGAATTGCAAACTCTTCGTTAGATGCATTGATGATTAGAGAGTCAATGATCTGTGTTTCACCTTGAACTGTTAGTGTACCATCAGTTGCAATGTTACCTGTGGAAGATGCAACAGTCATCTTATCAGTTGAACCTGATCTGACTGCAAAGTTTGCATC